CCCGAGCCCAGCCAACCTGCGCAGGTAACGGCCGGCGGCGACTGGCGGGACGACCAAGAGATGCTGTCGTGGACGCTTGGGGCTATCGTGATCGGCCGCCAGTGCCGAGCCGCTGCCAACGGGTGGCGAGACTGGTATAACAACCCCCCGAAGGTGAGCGATGAGCAGCAAGACCGTCCTGCCCCAGTATCTCGATGAGCAGAAGCTCCCCCGTCTGCCGATCCCGTTCGGCACCGGGATGCAGACGCCGGACCTCGCGGTCAAGCGCACCCAGGAGTGGCTGACCCTGCACGGCTGGAAGACCGACTGCGACGGCGCGTTCGGCTCGGCCACGCGCTCGGCGCTGGTCGCGTTCAAGAAGGCCCACAATCTTGGCGACGCGCCCGAGATCGACCTCCCGACCTACTGCACGCTGGTCGCCCCGCTCGACCGCGCGACCGCCGTGCCGTCCATCGTCGACAAGACCTTCGGCGACAACGTCTGCCGGATCGCCAACGCCTACTACCGCGAGCACCCCTGCGAGGCTGGCGGCGACAATCGCGGCCCGTGGGTCCGTCACTTCGGCCGTGGCCGTCAGGAAGCGTGGTGCCAGAACTTCGCCTCGACCGTCTGGATGGACGCGGCGCGCGCCATGCAGCTTCAGGTCTTGCCGTTCGCCCTCTGCGACGACAACGGTCGCATGTCCGGCTACGTGCCGTGGGTCGCCAACGAGGCGCGCGCCGCCGGCAAGTTCATGACCGGGGGCAGCGCCGACCCGATCCCGCCCGGCTCCATGTTCTTCCTGCGCGGGCGCGACATTCCCTACCTGCACGTCGGCATCGTCATGCAGGACAACCGAGACGGATCGTTCGTCACTATCGAGGGCAACACCAATACCGATGGCTCGTCGAACGGCTGGGAGGTGGCCCGCCGCCACCGCGCAAAGACGTCGTGCGACTTCGGCGTCATCTAGGAGCAACCATGATCGATACCCCCGAGGCCCCCGTGGTCGACAATTCCCCCATCAGCATCGCCGAACAGGCCGCGCCGCCGGCGACCTTCGCCGTCTCCGTGGGCGACGCGCCCATGTCCGCCGACGACATCATCAACTCGCTCGGCCCGGTTCCCGAGCCGGTCGAACCCCGCGCCGACGTGCCGACCGACCGGCTGCCGCAGCCCGCCGCCGTCAGCGACAAGACGCTGGCCGAGCTTCAGGCCGGGCGGGAGACGCTGGCCGGCGACATTCTGAACGAGGTGGTCGACGTGGCCGCCCTGGCCGCGGTCGCCGTCAGCAGCCGTACGACGGCCGAGCAGCAGGCGGGTCGAGACGCCGTCGCCCGGCGTCAGGCCGAGATCGACCGGGCGCGGCTGATCCAGCAGGCGCACGAGGCGCGCCGGCTGCACGAGAACCTTCCCCCGGAGCCCAACGATCTGAGCTACAATGCTCCGTCCTAACCTGCGGGGGTAACGATGGCGCGGCCGGGCACCCAACTCAAGATCGAGACGTTCGGCGGGATGATCCCCGCCATCGACGCCCGGCTGCTGCCGCAGAACCACGCAGTCGAGACGGAGAACGTGTGGCTGTACGACGGTCGCTTGCGCGGCATGCGCGTGCCCCGAGAAGTCCACGTTCTCGACAACCCCAGCGCCCGGTCGGTGTACCGCATCCCTCTGGCCGGGCCGCTCGCCGTCAACATCCCGACGTCCGTCTGGTTGGAGTTCGACGGCCTCAATGTGTCGGTCGTTCGCAACCCGACGGTCGACACCCAAGAGCACACCTACTACTGGTGCGGCGACACCCCGCTCGTCGCGCCGCGGTACACGTCGCTCGAACGGCTGACCACCACTCCGAAGACCGCCGATCTACTGCTCGGCGTGCCGGCTCCGACGACCACGATCAGCGTGACGCCGTCTGGCGGCGTGTCGTCGACCACCGAGACGCGCTCATATGTGTTCACGTATGTGTCGACCTTCGGCGAGGAAGGACCGCCTTCCGACCCGACTGCCTCGATCACCGGGAAGGTCGACGACACGTGGGCCGTCACGATGCCGGATGAGCCTACGTCGCGGGGACCGACCCAGGTCACGATCACTGGTATCACCCAGGCAGCCAACGGCGTCGTTACCTCCGTGGGTCATCCGTACGCCGTGGGCGACCGCATATACCATCAAGACGTCGTTGGTATGACCCAGATCAACGGGACGTACTCGACGGTGACCGCGGTCGCCGCAAATAATTACACGCTTGACCGCGACACGTCGGGGTACAGCGCGTATTCGTCTGGCGGCAAGGCGACCAAAATCCAGCGCGAGATCGCGAAGAAGCGCATCTACCGCACGGTCACGTCCGATCAAGGCGCTGCCGTGTTCTTCTTTGTCGCCGAAGTCGACGTCAACGTGACGAGCTACAACGACACGGCGCTCTCCGAAGTCGTCGCGCTCAACGAGCAGCTTACGTCGCAGGACTACGACCCGCCGCCAGAAGACTTGGAAGGCTTCACCGTGATGCCGAACGGCATCCTGATCGGCTGGCGCGACAACGAACTCTGGTTCTCCGAGCCCTATCGACCGCATGCGTGGCCGGCGAAGTATAACCTCCACGTCGACTTTCCCATCGTCGGCATCGGCGTGGTCGGCCAGACCGCGGTCGTCTGCACCGAAGGCGCACCTTATACCTGCACGGGTATTCGGCCGGACGCCATGGCGCTGTCGCGCATCTCGTCTCTGCCGTATCCCTGCGTGTCCAAGGGCTCCATCGTGTCGACGCCGGAAGGCGTCTACTACGCCGCCGCTATTGGTCTGATCCTCGTCGCGCCCGGCGGCACACAAGTCGCCACCAAGGGGATGCTGGCCCAGGAGAACTGGCAGAAGCTGATCACGCTCGCGCGGCTGAACGCAGCGATCCTCAACGGGGCGTACTATTGCTTCTCTGGCGTCGGCGAAGGATGCTTCGAGAGCACTGCATTCGAGACGACCGCGTTCGAGATGCTGGACTATTCCGGCACGATGAACGGCGCGGTCATCGAGTTCAACGACGCGCGCATCGCGTTCAACCTGCTCACCTCGTCTCTGCCGACGTACAACGTCATGCAAGACCCGTGGTCGGACGAAGTGTTGATCATTCGCGGCGGCTCGGTCTACCAGATCGACATGACCGAAAACGCGAACGAAGACCAATACCGGTGGAAGTCACGCATCTACCGCATGGACATACCGACGAACCTCGGCACCGGCGTGGCGTTCCACTCGAAGCCGCCGAGGCAGCCGTACGCCGTTGCAACACTCAATGTGTACGCGACGCCGACCGACGACCCGGAGAGTATGACGCTCATTCACTCGCTCAATCTGCCGCCGTCCGGCCAGGAGTTCCGTTTACCTGCCGGGCAACTCTACCTGTTCTATCAGTTCGAGATCACGACTAGCGCCATCTCGGGCGGCCCGCGCATCGAATGTCTGCAGTTCGCGACAACCTCCAAGGAACTGCGAGGCATGTGATGAACGAGTTCGGCCCCATCCACGAGCCGAGCGAGAACAGCGCTGCACTGCTGCGCGCCGTTCAAGACCTGAAGCGCGTCGTCGAAATGATGACGGGCGTGCGTGGCAACGCCGCTGCCGGCCGGATCATCGTTCAGCGCGAGCAGCCCGCGGGCAGCGCGAATTATCTCTGGGTGCGCCCCGCGCTGCTGAAGGGCGAGACGACCACCGTCTCCTACTGGTTCGCCGACAAGTGGCGGGTTTACGAGGCTGGCGGTGATACTGGCGCGACAGGTGCCACTGGTCCAAGCGGAGGGAGCGGCGGTGCTGGTGCTACAGGAGCCACGGGCGCGACCGGCGCGACCGGCGCTGCTGGCGCGGCTGGTCCTACTGGCGCAACGGGTGCCACTGGCACGACAGGAGCGACGGGTGCTGCTGGCCCGACTGGTTCTACAGGGTCGACCGGCCCCACCGGCCCGACCGGAGCCACGGGCGCAACGGGTGCGACCGGCTCAACCGGCCCGACCGGAGCCACGGGCGCGACCGGAGCCACGGGCGCAACTGGTGCGACCGGCCCGACCGGCCCACCGGGCGGCCCTGGCACGACCACTGTCGGCAAGGTGGCGCGCTGGGCGAACACCACCGGTACGCTGCTCGACGGCAGCGGTCCGACGCTGGGCGCTAGTACTGGCACGTTCAATCTGGCGAACCTGAAGACGCTCACCGTCAACGTCGGTATTACCTTCGCGGGTACTGACGGTACGACGATGACGTTTCCGGCGACGTCTACTACCGTTGCCGGTCTGGGCATCGCGCAGACGTTTACGGCGATCCAGACCATCGCAGCTACCAACGCTGCTGCTCTACTCACCTTGACCCAGACGGGTACAGGCCCGGCGATGTCGGTGACAGGTGATATCATCTTCGGCAACGCGACGCCGATTGCGTCGTTCAACGGATCGGAGCGGCCGCGCCTGCAGGTGCATGCGCTGTCGACCACGCAGGTCGGCGCGGCGTTCGCGCATTGGGCCAACAATACGACGTTCCCGGTGCAGCGTTTCTTCAAGGCACGTTCGGGCGCAGTCGGTACGTTCACGACGGCCATCGGTACGACGCACAGTCTGGGCCGCATCCAGTTCGAGGGTAGCGACGGTTCGGCGGCGCAGATCGGCGCGCGCATCACTGTCACGCCGACCGCGACGTGGTCGGGCACTAGCTCGCCCGCCGAGGTCGTGGTTGCGACGACGCCGTCTGGTAGCGTCACTCCGGTCGACAACTTCAAGATCGGCCAAGCGGGCAACGTCATCGCGGTCAACCCGACGGGCGGCCTGGGCTACGGCACAGGTGCCGGCGGCACGGTCACGCAGGCGACCAGCAAAGCGACCGGTGTGACGCTCAACAAGGTCACTGGGCAGATCACGCTCAATGCCGCGGCGCTTGCTGCCGACGCTATTGTGTCGTTCGTCCTGACCAACTCGGCGATTGCAGCGACCGACCTGTTGCTGATCAATCACGTGTCGGTCGGTACGTTCGGCGCGTACACGTTCAACGCCCGCTGCGCAGCCGGTAGTGCAACCATCGACGTTGCTAATCGGAGCACGGGCTCGCTGTCCGAAGCCATCGTTATCAGCTATGCGGTGATCAAGGCGGTGACCGCATGACAACGTACACCCTGATGGTTACCGACATAAAGGTGCGGCCCGAGTACGAGGGCTTCGAGCAGGTCGTCTATGAGGTCGGCTGGCTCTACAAGGGGACAACCGACAGACGCGAGGTCGCCTACGGAGGTACGACCACGTTGGCGTTCGACCCCAAGAAGGACTTCGTGCCGATGGACAAGCTGACCGAAGAGATGGTGGCCGGCTGGGTGCAGGCGGCGTGGTCGCCGGAAGAGGCGGCGATCTACAAGAACGCCATCGACCAGGGGCTCGACCCAACCAACGAGCCGGTGCCGCTGCCCTGGCAGAAGTGACCTTTACCTGACCGGGTAAGGGTGGTACGTGTTGGGGGGCGACCCCCGCCTGCCGAGGCCACCCATGTATACGGCGATCAGCCCCGTCGTCACCAACCAACCCCAGATCAACCTCAACGAGATGAACACCTCGCTCGCATGGGCGAGGGAGCAGTTCGACGACGTCAAGAAGACCAACGACAAGTTCGTCGACCAACTGGGGGGCGCGTCGGCCCGGCTTGACGACTGGGGCAAGTCGGACCGCAAGTTCTGGGAAGATACCTACAAGCCAGTCCAAGAGCGGTTCGTCAACGACGCTCAGAACTGGGATAGCGCCGACCGGCGCGCCGAGGCGCGCGGTGCAGCCACTTCGCGGGTGTCGCAGGCGGTCGATGCCGCCGACGCCGCCGCCAGCCGCCAACTGGAAGGGTATGGCGTCGACCCGACCGCTACCCGTTACGCAGCGCTCAACCGGCAGTCCAAGCTGGCGCGAGCCGCCGCCGGCTCCGCTGCCGCCGACGTGGCCGACCGGTCGCTGGTGCAGCAGGCCGCCGGCATGCGCGCCGCCGCTTCCCAGCTTGGCCAGGGTGTGGCCGGGCAGGCCCTTCAGGAGACGAATGCCGGGACGGCGACCGCGGCCACGGCCGGCAACCTGAAGAACGCCACGGCCGGCACGTTCATGGGCGCACTGGGCAACCCGCAGGGGTGGTCGGCGCTGGTCAACGGCGCGAACGGCGCGCTCAGTGGCGCGCAGAGTGTGGCCAACCAGGGCCAGCAGGCCCAGTGGCAACAGCAACAGGAAAGTGGTGGCGGCTTGGGCTCGATCCTGGGTTTGGCCGGCGGTCTGGCCGGGTCGTTTCTTGGCCCGGCCGGCTCGGCAGCGGGGTCGGCTATTGGCAGCGCGGCCGGGAAGTATCTCTTTGAGGATGGCGGCCCGGTGCCGGATGTCGACAACGACGAAGGGGGCGGCTACGTCGACCCGGCTATGTCGCCGTCTGGCGGCGCGGCCACGGATGACATCGAAGTGGCCGCTCCTGGCGGCTCGGCGCGGATTAACGCCGGCGAGTTCGTCATGCCGCGCCGGGCGACCGAGTACTACGGCACCAAGTTCTTCACCGACTTGATCGCCAAGGCCGATAAGGCGTTGGGCATCGAGCCCCAGCCGGTCGGTCCCGAGATGGCACCGGCAGCCCCGCCGATGCCGGGCGGCCTCGTTACCCGCAAGGTAACGCCGAACGTGCCGACCCGTGCCACCGAGAGGTACGCAGCATGAAGGGCAGGGAAATCCGCGACTTCGTCAACGCCTTCGGCATTGGCGCGTCGATTGGCGACCGGTGGGCGCAGCGCGCCAACGACCGCGAGCGGATCGAGATGGAACGGGAACGCACCGAAGGGTGGAAGTCCAACCCTGAAGTGCAGGGGATCGACGCCGAGTTGCGCCGGCGGCGTTCGGCTACGGGCTCGCTTCCGCAGATGCCCCGACAGGCGACGCGCAGCCCGACGCCACTGGTGTCGGGTGCCATGGAGCCGATGTCTATCCGGCCGAGTTCGTTCGGCGGTGGTCTGCAGCCGACGTACGCCGGTGGCGGTCTGGTCGACGCCATTTTCCCGACGCAGCGCGGCGAGGCCCAGCGGATCGCCGACCTCGAAGCGATCCAAGCCAGCAAGCGCCTGCGCCGCGCTACCGAGGGCATCCCGAGCGACGTCACCGAGACGGGCGGCACGCCGTTGGTCGAGCCGGCTTCGTTCCGCGAGCCCTATACGCCGCCCGGCCTCAACACGACTTCGTTGCCCGAATACGAACAGCCGGGCCGAAACAACGAGTACGCGCGACGGGGGTCGTTGCCGAACTACGAGCGGCCGGGTGGTATCACCTCGGATATGAAGCCGCTGTCGGGCACCGCTGCGGTTACCCAGCCGGGCAACACTCCGTCGGCTGGCGGTGCAGGAAGCTCGGCGACCGCTGCGACCGCGACGCCTGGAAGCACTGCGCCCGCCACCGGCGGGGGTTCCACTGGTGGTTCCGCTGGTGGCCCGGCGCGCCGCAAGAACCTCAACGACCAGACCCGTGTCGAGGCGTTCGACCCGGACAACGAGCAGGACTGGGCGCAAGCCGACGAGCGCGTGAAGGCTGCCATCAAGGGCGGCATGCAGTTCGCGGCGCAGCAGTTCCACCTCGCCAACCCGAACGACCCGAACCATCAGGAAGGCAAGATGATGTTCTTCCGTGGGACGGGCGCGCCCGACCCGCAGACGATCCGGGCGCTCGACCAGACGCTTCAGCAGAACTCGACCGACCCGGTGTCGGGCGACGATCCGTTCGGCACGGCCAAGCTGCAGCTTCGGCGCATGACCATCGCCTACGAGTGGTACGCGAGCCGCGGCGACTTCGACCGGGCGAACAAGATGGCGTTCGAGTTGATGCAGTTCAGCCGCATGGCGGTTGGGCAACTCGCCGGCTCCGCTGCCGGCATGGTGCAGCAAGACCCGCAGCGTGCGGTTGGCATGATCGCACAGGCGCTCGACGCGATCCCCGACGGCTACAAGGTGGTGGCCGGACCGAACGGCACGATCCAGTATTACGCCGCCAACGGCCGGCCGCTGCAAACCGTCCAGATGACGCCGCAGAAGCTCCTGGCCACGGCCAACGGCCTCGCGGACGGCACGCTGTACTGGCAGATACTCAACGAGCGCGCCAACATGGTGCCGGGTGTCGCCAAGGACGCGACCGCGGCGAGCAAGGCGGCCGTCGATGCCAAGCGCATCGAACTCATGGACGCCCGCATCAAGAAGCTCGGCCAGCCGTCCGGTCGCGCCGGTCCGCCGCCGCTCGACCGCTATGACGACATGCTCGGCCGCCTGTCGACGCAGGGCGCGGTGTCGCCCGACTATCAGGGACGTGCGCGCGAGCCGGCGCAAGGCAGCAACGATGGCGGCGGGGAAGCTCCCGACAGCAAGGAGCCGGACCCGGCCGTCGAGGAACTGCGTTCGCAACTTCGTGAACAGATCGAAGAGAACGTCGAGAACGCGCTGATCGGCGAAGGTGGCGGCGAGGGTGGAACCCTTGGTACGACCAACAACCCTGCCGCCGAACCCGGCGGGGTAACGAAGCCCGCGCCGGCGTCGCCGCTGCGCCTCAAGCCCGCGCGCCCCGATCAGGGCGTGTACACGCCGAAGCCGGCGGCCGACGCTGCTCCCGCTGCACCTTCAGAGCGGGCTGCTCGACCGGTAGACGGCACCACCGTGCCGGATCAGGTAGTGGGCGCCAAGCCGAAGGCTCAGGCTCCGCAGTTCAACAAGCCGCATCCGATGGCCGAGTACGGCATGAAAGACCCGTACGCGCAGATGCTCGCCGGCGTCGATCCTACCACCGGCAAGCCCGATCCGGTGCTGCGCGAGAAGGTGCAGAACAACCGGAAGTTCCGCGCCGACGTTGTGCGTCTGCAGGGCATACTGCGACAGCAGGTGTCGGACTACAATCGGGAGCGCAAGGAGTTCGAGGAAAAAGCGGCGAAGGCAGCGAAGGCGAACGAGCCGGGCCGCGCCGAACCTGCCATCAAGCCGAGCACGGTCGAGGCAACCGATAAAATGGCGGACAGCATTCGCACGAGCATCGACGAGTTCGTGAAGGACAAGAAGCCGTCACCCTTCAACGACGGCTTCTCGAAGCCCGAAGACCTTGGCGAAATCGCCATGGAGATCGCGACGTCGAACCACAACATGCCGACCAAGCGCGCGGTGCAAATCGTGGGCGATCTGATGCGGGCGGGCACGGAACCCGACGAGCGAACGCTGCGCGCGTTCAAGCTGCTGGGTCGTGACGAAAGCAGGCAGTATGTCTTCCTCTCGCCGCTGTCGGACCCGACGCGCAAGATCAAGATGCACAAGGACGCCTACGACCGGATGAACGCTCTGATCGAGCAGCGCTGGACGATGCGTCAGAAGCAGGGTAGTACCAAGGGCGGATCGTGGGGTGCGGTCGGCGACGTTGTGTTCCCGCCGAACACCCGGCGGAAGCCTTCGTCTCCCTTCCTCCTTAACTGAGCCCGCCATGCCTCTCGAATACGAACCTGAAGAGGTAAAGCCGCCGGACGAAGGCACCCACAACATCGCGGGTGCGATGGCGACCGAGTTCGCCAGTGGTGCGGCCCGGAGTTTGATGGCTCCGGTTCTGGATCAGTTGTCTGAAGGGACTGACTTCGCCACGCGCCGGCTCGGTGTGCCGTTGCAGGGAGCCACCGACTACCTGAAGGACAGCGCCCAGACGTGGCGGCGCGTCGGCGACGCGATCCACAGCACCCTCTCCGAAGAGCGCCGCCAACAGGCGGAAGCCAGCTTCGTGCCGAAGGAAGGCCAGCCCAGCGCATGGAGCGCGCCGTTCGGCACGGCTGCGATGCACCTCGCCGGCGGCCTGCCGGTCATGGCAGCCGTGGCCGCCACCAAGAACCCTGGCGCTGCTGCTGGTGTTGGCGCGGTGCAGGCGCAGGCGCAGCGTCTCTCCGACGTGCGCGGCCAGATCGACAACGCCACCGACGATGAACTGGCGCAGGCGCACCCGAAGTTTGCCGAGTGGACCCGCATGGGCCTGCCGTCCGGCGAGGCGCGCAAGCTGCTGGAAGACGAACTGGCGAGCCTGGGCACCCGAGCCATCGAGGCAGTGGGCGGCGCGGCCGGCGCGGCTCCCCTCGGCCACATCGCCGGGGGCGGCGTCAAGGCCGCCACGCTGCGTGGCACCGTCGGCCGCGGTGCGCTGGAAGGCGGCGGGGGTATGGCCGTCCAGAGCGGCCTGCATGAAGTCGCCGAACAGCAGGGCCAACGGAACACCGGCGCGCGCCAGCGGTTCGACGGCAGCGACATTGCCCGCGCCACCCTTGCCGGTGGCATCGAGGGCACGGCCATTGGTGGCGGCTTTGCCGGCGTCCACGGTTTACCCGGTGCGGTAAGGAAGCGTGCTGCCGAGTACGTCCAGAAGACCAGCACCATCGCGCCGTCGCCG